TCGTCCCAACCCCTTAGGAACTCACCGCGAAGATCAGGAACAGCAAACGTTGTGCTCCCATCACCAGCTCCAAAGGTTGTACCAATAGCAGCAAAAAGGCTTGCGTAGGTTGTGCGGCTAATTGTTGCTCCATTGGCTTTTATGTATCCAGATGGCGCCGAAGACATAGCAAAATAATTAACTGCACCTGCCGGAACGCTGCTGCCTATAGGGGCATAGGTTGAAGCTGCTGTGGCAGTTGTTAGGTAGCCGCTGATCGATGCGCCGCTGGGGATAGTTACCGTGCCCGTGAACGTAGGCGAAGCCAGTGGTGCTCGCGTTGTATCCGTTGGGTGGACGTGATCTTGGCGGGCATAGCGCAGGGAGCTGCCAATTGCTGCCGTGCCATCCATCACAGGCGCCGTACCCGATGCCTGACCAATCACAAACGCCGTTGTGGCGATATTGGTGGTGTTGTTGTCTGCCGCTGGCGTGGTGCTGGTGCCGCCGCCCGTTAGTGTTGCAACGCCAGAAACCGTGATTGCCGGGAATGTAAACGTGCTCGACAGAGCGCCCCATGCACTGCCGCTCCACTTCTGCCAGGTATTGGCCGAGCTGGTCCAGCGGACGGCGCCTGTGGGGATATTGCTGCTGGTTGTACCGTCAAACTGAAGAGCCAGATCAGTGTCTCTTGCCTGCAGTTGCGACAGGAAATTGGTGTAGGTGCTACTCAGCGTTGGCAGTGACCAATCAGCCATCAGACTCCCCTAGCGCTCCAGCTGAATGCTCCACTAATTCTAGTGCCCGAGCTATTAAACAAAAGCACCTTAAATGACGTGGGATTAGGTGCATCCACAAAGTCGTAAACGGCCACTACAGAAGTGGTCGCCAGTGGTGTTACCGAGATGCTATCAATGTCGATAAATGCCACATTGAATGACACTACCGTGCCGCCACTGTCTGTTGATACAGCCGTGCCAGTACCAGAATCGTTGCGAAGCTTGGAGTCTAGCTTGACGTTTAAGCCAGTAATTTGCAGCAGGTCGTCTCCACCGGCAGATGCAAAATCGTATTGAGCGCGGACGTAGCGAAACTCGGTGGCAAAGACTGACGACAACCCGGTGTAGACGGTCCAAGCATCCGTTGAAAGTTTCTTGGTGCTGATTGTTGGGGTGACGGTAGTAGCGCCAGCAACGTTGTTGCTTGTCAAAGTCATTGTGACTTTCGAGCCAGCCAGCACCGTTCCATAGTCGATGTCGTCGTAATACTGTCCAGTGGTCTGGGATGGCATGGCGAAGTAAGCAAACCCCGCGTTGATCTGATCCTGCGGTGTGCTCCAGCTGCGGCTGGTGAAATGCGACTGCCACGTTTCGCTGGTGTTAATGCAGGCCATCAAAGCGCCACCGTCTATCACGGCGTTGGTCTTGCTGCCGGCAAAGGTGCTATTGAAGTCCAGCTTCAGCACGTAATCAGGCGGTTGATTGACCGTTGTGGTGATGCTGCCTGGGGTGCCGTAGTTGCCGCCGGAATCAGTGCCCGCCAGCCAGTAGGTAAATGATCCGCTGACCACTTCAAAAACGGAAGTGAACCGGCCCTGCTTCGATCCAATCACCGTGGCCGTTGCCCAGCTGGATCCTTTCCGCAGTTCATAAGAAGCGATTGGCAGCGTCTGAGTGCAATCGTTCCACTGCAACAAGACGTTGTTATCGATCACTTGCGCGGCAATGGTTGGCTGGGTTGGCGCAACCACGATGGCATCGAAATAATTTGCGGTCCCCACCGTGCCAATGATGTCAACCGCTGCCACGAAGAACCGGCGCACGCCGGCCCATGCCGCCTTGGTGGTAAACGTCGTGCCCTTGACCGTGCCCAAGCTTGTGGCTGTTGCCCAGGTGCTGCTGCTGGTTCCGTACCGCACTTCATAAACCGCCGTGGTCAAGCTGCCATTCACCGCTCCCCAGTTCAGGGTGAAATTTTCCCCGGCAAATGACCCGCTGGTTGTTGGCGCTGCAGCCCCGCCAACTGTGAGCACTGCGCTGGCCGCTGTCGTGCTGTAGCTGTCGCTGGTATCGAGCGCCTTGATCCACCAGGTTGTGGAGGCGCTGGCAGGCATGGCCAGCTTCTTGCTGGTAGCGCTGAATAATCCCAGCTTGGTTCCGCTGCCCCAGCCAGGGCCTTGCCAGATTTCGTACCCTTGCAGATCCAGATCGGTGACCGGATCCCAGCTCAGCGTGACACCAGCGCTTGGGTCCAGGGTGGCGGTGAACCCTGTGACGTTGCTAGGCGGGGCGACCTTGCCCAGGGCCGTGATGGATCCAGCCAGCGGCGCAGTTGACGATTGACCGCCAGAATTGACGCTGTAGACATTGATCTCAAAATATCCAGGCGTGATGTCCAGAATTTCGTAATCCTGCTGCTGCCTTGTGATCTGTGTCCAGTTGCCGGGCTGACTGCCGCTGGTGCTTCGCCACTTGATCAAGTACTGACTGATGCCTTGCACCCCCTTCCAGCTCACAATCACCTTTGAGCGGATCTGTGCCTGGTAGGAATACAACGCCTCCGTGAGATTCAAGCTGGTAGGCGCTGCCGGAATGTCGTTGAGGATCGTGACCGTGCGCGGCTGCAGTGGCGTGCCATTTTCAATGTTGGCATATTTCGATGCGTCATAGGCCAGGCAGGTGATTGCGTATTGGCACTGGTCCTGCTCCATAACCGACAGCACCCGCCAAGTAGTGGACTGCAATGTTGATGTCTCAAAATTCCAGATGCTGTTTGAATTTGGCGCTGAACTGAATGCTGTGCTCACGCTGATCACGTTCCCCGTAATTCCAGTCACTGGCCTGGCCTGGGCTGTTCCATCTGGCAGGATTACGCTCAGCATGGGAGTGTTTGACGCCACTAGCCCCGTCGCATCATCTACAGTTATTGCCGATACTGTGGCCGCTGAGATCCGCCCCCCACGGCGAGCGCCAGCCCGCATCGGATCGCAGATTTCTACCACCTGGCCAGGACGCAGAATCACACCTTCAGCAACTGATGTTGTAAAGGTGCAAACTTCCTGCTCAGCGGCTAGATACCATTGCCCCCACCTATGGGCCTGGCCCCGTGATGTACAGGCGTAAGCTTCAATTTCAGCTTTAATTACGCCATACTTTGTAATCCCTGCCTGATCTTCTACGGGTTCCCAGGCATAATTTCTAATATCAAGATCAAAGTATTTTACAATTACAACCGTGGGCCTGGTTTTAACGCTTGAGCCTGAATACTGAAAACCTGGCTCAGATACGTTTGACAGGTTAAAAAGATAGGCTGGATCTTGCGGTCTGTCCTGGCTGACTGTCAAAGCGCCTGTACTCCAAAACGGCATTCCACGGAATACCGATGCCATCGAGTTGATCAAGCCATAGGCATCTTCCGAGTTTTGAATGTTGACGTTGCAGGAGAACCGTGGTTCATAGATGATGCTGCCGCTATCAGCACGGAAGCCGGAATCAACCAGCTCAGAGCAATACTGGCTAGCGGAGTAGAAGGCCCAGCGGTCGAGCAATGAAGAATCAATTTGATCGCCAAAGGCGTAGCGAGCTGTGCATAGATCCCACAAGCACCAAGCTGGGTCGCTGCACCATTGCGCCGTTGCACTAAAGGTGCCATCCCAGATCCCCGAATAAATCAGCCGGCCTGTAGCACGTTCAACCGTTGCATTGTTGGGGATCTTTATCTTCAGGCCACGGATTAGGTAGGAGCGATCAGGGATGCTTGCAAATTGCTCGGCATTGATTCGCAACCCAACCAAGGCTGAGCCAGGATAGGCAAGCTTGCCCCAGGTAACCTCGCTGTAGCTGCTGAAGCTAAAGGCATCAATAATCTTGGAAGACGTGCTATCTGGGTTGTGTCGCTCAACTTTGATATTGACGGGGAATGCGCCTGAAAGGTTAATTAGATATTGCCGCTGGTACTGCTGCGAAGCGCGACCAATTACAACATCATTAACGACTGGGACATAGCTGCCACCGTTGTATTGAACGTAAATAATAACCCTAAATGATGCGCCACCAATGTCCCCATTGTCGCAAAATTCTTGAAGCTGCGGCACTGTAATGGTAGGCCGCACAGCGTTAACAATTGAACTGGTGATTGTGCGAACAATTGGCGTTGCTTGCTGAACTGTTATGCCAACAGGAATTTCATTTGCGGATTCGTCAAACCCTGAAATATAGGCTTGGTCTTGAGTACCATTGCGGGTTTCAACGGTAATGCCTTGAAAATTAAAGGATCCATCAGTATTTTGCAGCGGTGTATCGTTAACGTAGATTGATTTATAGCCGTCAACTAGGCCGTCGATTTCACCTTCGGATAGGAAGTCAACAATCTTGGCGTAGGACGCTGATATAAGACTGTCAGGCGCCTCAACTGGCACATGCGGCTTCGCGCTCATACTGCTACCTGCGCAACATCAATGCTTTGGCTCAGAACAAGAGAGCCGGTCAGCATTTTGCCGTAAACAATATTTAGCGGTGTGCCAAGTCTTCCCGTATTTTGAATCCCCGAAAACGAATAGGATTTGCGCGGGTCGTTATTTGTGTCTTTTCCTGTTGGTATTCTGGACGCTGGACTAAGTAACTCAGCAACCCCGCCAAGAGCAAGAGTTGCACCAACGCCAATCAATGGCGTAAAGCCAGTTATGACGCCAATCGCAATCAACGCAATCCCTGCAATAATTTTAAAAACTTTTCCTGCGCCTTGAATTACAGGTGTGATTTTAATAATTTGACTACCAGCTGGATCATGGATTTCATCAATGTCCAGGTCGCGCTCGCCAAGGCTCACCCTGAAGTGGCGCTCTGCAATAAATTTTTCAACGGTGGGAAAATTTGCCACCAAAAAACGTACTGCTTCGGCTGCATTGGCTACCTCAGCGGTAAATGAACGGCGCTTAAGAAACTTAGCTAGCGCCCCGTAAACCTTGATCGTGCGCATTAGACCATCGACCCTAGCTTCAGTTTAGCGAAGGCGTCCGATCCACCTGGTAGCTTCCATCAAAAGGCCGCCATAGACATCCCGGCTTGATAGCCGATTCATTGCATGGTGCAAGATCATCTGATCGCCCAGGTAGACGCCGACGTGGTTGATGCCTGGACCCGACAGGCTCATGAATACCGCGTCACCGCGCTGGATATTTCCTAGGGAAACTTCCTCGAAACCGGCTTCACTCCAGTGGCGGGAGAATATCGGCTCTGCCTCGAACTCTGCGTAGGTGCGTGGTCGCTGCCAGTCGGGCAGGGTGATGCCTTCGTCTGCGTAGAAATCCCGTGCCAGGGACCAACAGTCGGCGGAGCCCCACTTCCAAGTCCGGCCAATCAGCGGGGCTTTATACCCGCAGGGCTCACAGCTGCCCCAGGTGCCACTTCTTGGGTTGATGATGTGCCACGGCAGCGCTGATGCTTTGCAGCCCAATCGATCCTTTGGCGATGGCTCCGGCGGGATGTCGATGTGGCTATGAACAACGGCCACCACCTCGCCTGCTTCTTCTGCCGCTTCCCAGTCAGCTGGGTTGATCTCAAAGCACTGTTCAGGCTCGGGGTGGATATTGATGCAGGGCCAGTACCGTTCGCGGCCTTTCAGAATCACCACC